TAATTGTCCTTTTTGAAAAGCAAAACCTGATGCTTGTATTGGAAATCTAAGATATTCATTACCAGCCCATACTATTTTGCCGTTTGCATTAAGATTGCTTCCAGCATGGAATCTATAAATTGTATTTGCACCATGTAATGCAGTAGATAACTGAAGAGTAAATAATTCAATAATCGCTGATGGATTAATAGATTGTAAATTACTAAATACTGCTGAATTTACTGACATTATGATGCTGGTTCAAATACTTGTCTAAAAGTGGCCTGAATTGTAGCTCTATTCTTATAAGGTATAGATTTACTCCACGCTTCGCAAACAAATTTAAAATTAGAAGCAGTTTCTCCAGGTAAATAATCTGCGGGAAGATCAAAACTATCACTATCGTTTGCTCTGGCATCTAAAAATGTTTCTATAGTATCTGCTTCTGTTTCTGAAACTTCGTAAGTAAAATTAAAAATCTTTGGATTTTGATGTTGAGCTAATCCAAATAAAATTCTGTGTTCATAGCCATCGGCAAAACGAACAGTACGAGTTAATGGTGCTGATCTTTTTTGTTGCCCGTATGTAGGTTTTATTGAGGGAAACGTAGCCATTATGCAAGTAATCCTCCTGGTCTTTTTTGCTGTATTAATTCAGATTGTACTGCAACTGAAATAAGCCGACCAAGTTCTCTACTCTGTTGTTCATCTCCCTCTACGTTAGAACCAGAAGCATCAACATTTACCACTACATTTGTCGAGCCACCTAATTGATTATTAGGTATGATAGTGCCTGATCTATCGGGAACAAATAATTCTGGTCCTTTTTCTCCTACAACTGAAGGTCTACCTACAGGCGGTCTACCTCCATTTGCAAATCCTAAAAACTTGAATAAACCTCCTGTTACAGTTTGGCCTCCTGCGTTACCAAATAACATTTGATTTAAGGCTATGTCTAAAAATCTATCTGCCACATTGCTTGCTAAATCTGCAAGAGTTGAAGTTCCTTTTATAAGTCCTTTTATTCCATCTTTTATGTCATTCTGTATCGTTGATTTTAGTTTATCAAATGCGTCTAATGTTTCTTCTGCTGCTTTATTTAAGTCATGTGTTGCTTCTTCAGTTTCTCTAATTCCGTCTATTATCTTGTCTTGTTCATCTCTCTGTTTTTCTAAAGTTGTAAGTCTTGCTTGGTCTAAAGGAGGCAACTCTCCTAATTTTTGTTGCTTTTCTAGTAGTTTATCTATCTCAGCTTGTAAAGCATCTTTTCCTGTTTGTGCCTGTTTCTCTAGTTCAGCTATTGTTTTTGCGATTTCAGGATTTAACCCTTCTCGTCTAAGTTCAATTATTCTTTCTGTCATTTCCCTTTCTTCACCCACTTTTTTAGCTGCTTGGTCAAATTTTTCTGTTAGCGTAGCTGCTTCTATTTCTGTGTTTATAATTGTTGCTAATATTGCTTCTCTAGCTTTAAGCTCTTCAAGTGCTTCTTTAGCACCTATTTTTAAAGTCTTTCTGCTTCCACCTTGTCCAGTTGTTCTATACGCGTCTTTTAAAATATTTTGCTTTTCTTCCTCTAGAGCTATTGCACGAGGGTCATCTAGTGCCCTTGCATCAGAAAGAGTTTGAGCTACGTCAGCATCTCTAAGACCTTTTTCATATCCTGTTATTTTTACTAAGAAATTTAATATTGAAGCTGTAAATGCCTGTACTTTGGCTATACCAGTAGCAAATTGATTATTTAGTATTCTTGTAGTTTCGCCAAATTTAGTTATTGACTCAACCCCCTCATCTCCAACTCTATTAGCCATAAGTTCCATAGTTGCGTTAAAAGCTGCATTTTTTCCCTGTGCTCTTTCTATTAATTTTATTCGAGCTTCCTGTGCTGATCCCTGTAAACCTAATGCTTCTATTGCAGCTTGACTATTTTTAGTAAACGGACCAAGGGCTTTTCCTAAATCTCCGATGGCTTGCACAGCAGACTGTATGGCTTGGACTGCTGCTGTGGCTGCAATACCTCCTGCAAATCCACCCATTTGTCCGAACATTCCACCGATACCACCGCCTAAAGCTCCTGCTGCTGCTACACCTGGACCTTGCCCGAATAATAGAGGGAAAGCTCCACTGATTAGAGCACTTTGTGTATCAAATCTTCTGCCTAAATTTCTAAATGTGTTTACGCTAGATCCTGCTGGTCCTCGTAATAGCTTTCCTGTTCTTCTATCAAAATTTAATGCAGACTGAGTTGGAAGAGACATACTATCAAACTGTGGTCCGTATTGTGCTGCTGTAAAACCTGTATCACCTCTCATTCTTTCTAGCTTTCTTGCATGAGCAACTCCAGCTTTTGCAGATGCTTGGTTTGCCTTCATTGATTCTGTAGCATACTTAGCTGATCTTTCTTCTGCTTTAGCTTTTCTTTCTGCGTGTTTAGCTGCTATGTCTGCTGATGTTTCTAATCTTTTTATTCCCTTTACTTGTGCGTTCAGCATCTTGCTATCAGGGAGAGCAAGCATACCTCCTTTATCAGCAATTTTATCTGCCTTATTCAATAACGGGTTTATGCTTTTTGCAAAATTTCTGATTGTTATTCGGTCAGGAACATCAAGCAGACCTTTATATCGACCTTGACCTACACCTCCTCCTTTTCCACCTCTACCGCCACCTCCTACTCTTACTTTTCCTACTTCTTCTACTTGAGTCTTTAGTCGTTTAAGTTGCTTATCTAATTTTTTAGTATCTAATTCAATATTTACTTTGTAATTAGCAGCCACGACTATTTATACTAAATAATTCTATATTAGCGTACTTTGCGAGTCTGGGCTTGTCTCTTAGCTCTTTCGTATGCTTCCTCTTCTCTCTCATGTTTTATATTGAAGTAAGCACTCCAAGCGTATAGCTCTTGTACGGACATTTTTTCTCTTATTTCTCTATGCGTATACCCTAATTTTTCTGCAATGAAAAACTGTAGATATGTAAATGCGTCTTTGTCTAATTTAGCTTTTTACGGCATCGGGGCTTTCCTCCTCGCCCACTCCTTGCATTCTACTCATTATGTCTAACAAAACTGACATTGGAATCTCTCTTCTAAGTGCTGGTAAATCTGCTGTGGAAAACATCTTTGCACCTGATTCATCTTCAGCTTTTGTAACAATTACCTGAAGAGCAAAGTCAAGATTACCTTCCTCTTTACCCTTGTTCATAGCTATTAGTGTACTGTTTATTGTATCTCTATCGGCTATAGTTAGGGGCGACCAAAATACTTTTAAGATCAACTCCTCACCCTTAAAAATGGAGTAACTACTGCGTTCTTCGACACTAAAAGCCTGTCTTAGTTTGTCGATTGCTCTGGTTGTTGGCATAAAAAATTGTATCTATTCCTGTAGTATAGCTTAGTATGTTCCTGCTGGCTTGGTTGTCTTAGTCGTAAAACCTCTATTTAATGCTAAGAATCCTTTATCTATGTCTTTGAATATCTCTTTACTTTGCGTATAGACATCGTACCAATTAGGAACATTGGGCCGAGGTGTTGTATTAAATCCTTTTTTAAATAAGTCCTCATACTTTATTCCCTTACCTTTTAGTTTTGCTTTGTTGATAACAAAGGCTGCGTAATCTGTTTCGTTACCTATAAATACTGGACTAGTTAGTGCTTGGTATACTTTAGCTCCTTTTCGGCTTGACTCTCTAAATATATTGCTTGGTAATCTAGGTGGAGCATCATCTTGTGGTATAAACTCGCCCTGTCTTGGTCTCGTTGCTTGTACTTCAGTAGGGCTTACAATCCAAGATTCAGCAAAAGTTCCTGTCCAAAATGGACTTCGATTCATTAGTGATTGTTGTATTTCTTGTGCAGCTTCGGCTCTTGCTTCTGTTACAAGTTTTCTAAAATCCTTCGGTAACTGCTTTATATCTTTAGCCATTTGCAGAAAAATCACAGTTTACAACACTTAAAAAATGTGTGTCTCTATCTGTAGTTATAGCTGTTGGTCCTTCTATTTGACCGACTCTAGGAGTTACAGAGAAAGTGTCGGTGTAGTTAGATGCGTTTACTGAAGTCAATCCAGTAATAACAAGTTCTGCTATTTCTGAAGCTACTGCACTTCCCTTGTTAGGCGGTGTCATTATGCCACAACGTATAACGCCTGAGTAGTATGTTTGGGCTGCACCTTGAGGCTGAGTAGTTGACTGATTAAAGTTTATGTTCACCATTACATATTTTTTATTCTTACCTGGAGTCGTAAAAGGTGTGTTGTCAAATACTACAGTAACAGTAGGATCTTCGTCTTGAACAGCGTTTAGTATTGCTGTTTCAAATGCTGCTCTTGCGTTTACTAAAGTCATTAGAAAATTACATCAACACGGAACAGGTATTCCTGTCCACCTTTTAATGTGCGAATTTCAGTTATTTTTGCTCCTCTTGTCGATCCAGAAAATGTAAGAGTTACTTCATCTTGGAGTAGGGGTTGATTATCACCTATCAAGTCTGGAGTGATGTAGAGTCTCGCAACATTCTCCTGAAACCCAGATTCTTCAGTTGATTGCACAAACTCGATAGGCACTTTAATTGTATAGTTTGTGTCTACCGTTATGTACTCTCCCGTTGTGTTGTTATAGCTAGATACACCCTTTCGTGTGTAAATAATTGTTGTGTCTAATGAGTCTCCTAGTTGAGACACAACTTGTTTGGCTATGTTTTTTAATGCTGTATCCAGTTGTCCTGCCATTAGCCTCTAACCGCCCTTAGTTGAAAAGTTCCTGCTCCACCCAGCATATATGCTCCAAGGTAACTTTGTAACCAAGGGTAAACATCTAAAATATTATTTATTGATCCAGTTCCCTGACTATCTGTGTTGTATTTTACCTGAATATCTCCTAGCTTTACTTCGGAAAAGTTACCATCTTTACCAGTAGTGCCAGTGATAGCATCGGTATCGTTTGCTAAAGCCCTGGCCAATTCATATTGTGCATACTTTATATTTAGTGGAATTTTGCTGCAAGATAGTTCCACTCCATCTACCTGGTAATTATTTCTTGGAAATTTTAGTGCCTGTCCATCATCGCATCTGTCGCCATAGTAAACGAAGCTGTCGATCCAACGGGTAGCGGATATTAGTGATCTGTTCTTTTGGTCGTCTGTTTTATTTGTCCAAGTTAAAGAGTCTGGTACTGTTTCAAAGTAAGTATTAGCTTCAGCTAATGTGACATAGCTATTAGCATTTTCTCCTTTTACAGTTGCATTTATGGTAGCTGCCACGATTAATAAAGTAATTTAGTTTTATTGTAGCGTAAAGAAAAAACCCCACCAATAATTGATGAGGTTTTTGATGACCACAATTTAATGATATTAAGGATTTGTTCCTGTATCAAGTGGTGAGTTAACGATTAGTTCAACTATAGGAATTAAATCAGCATCGTATGTGATTCCCCAGTTATTATCGTTAGCTAATGCTGCGTTAGTTGGGTTGTCAGTAGCAGATGTCCACTTAGTTCCCATAACATGATAAGCACTGTGGTAGTCAACAGACATAACATCTTGCTTAGATAAGATGTTTCTATCTGATTCAATACTTAGTGGAGACTGTTCGCCTTCAAGAATTGTTCCTGACTTAATTAAGTAACAACGGAACTCTT